TCCACAGCAGGTAAACCTAAAGCAGGTGAATCTGATCGCATGAAGAAGAAACGTGCATCCTTCAAAGCTAGACATGCTAAGAATATCAAGAAGGGTAAGATGAGTGCTGCGTACTGGGCAGATAAAGTAAAATGGTAGGTACTCTTGGTGTCATCATGGTATGTATGTCTGCTTTAGCTGAGCATTGTCAGGTACTGACTAGTCCTTACGTATTCCGTAGTGAGGAGGAGTGTCAGGCTTCCACAGTAGCTGAGGCACGTAAGATCATGGATAAGTATAGCCACGCAGTCATCACACCTACTTGTGTAGCTCTGCGCTACAATGGGGAGCCAACATAATGGCTAAGTCAAAAGTAAATGCAGCAGGTAACTACACTAAGCCTACTATGCGTAAGAACCTCGTAGCTAAAGTAAAGGCTGGCGGTAAGGGTGGTAAGCCTGGACAGTGGTCAGCACGTAAGGCTCAGATGGTAGCCAAGCAATACAAAGCTAAGGGTGGAGGATATAAGTCATGAAGGGTGTTAAGCATTACCTTAGGGATGGTACTCTCTATACAGGTAAAACTCACAAGCATTCAGACGGTACTGTTATGACAGGTGCTCGTATGTCTAAGGCTTCTAAGAAAGTATTTCACTATAAAGATCTGAGTAAAACAGCAAAGGCTAAAGCGGATGGCGCTAGCAAAAAGTCAAAAAAGTCTTAAGAAGTGGGGCAATGAGAAGTGGGGTACTAAGTCAGGTAAGCCCTCTACTCAAGGTAAGAAAGCTACAGGTGAGCGTTACCTTCCTAAGAAAGCTAGGGATGCCTTATCTCCTGCAGAGTATAAAGCTACAAGTGCAGCTAAGCGTAAGGGTACTAAGGCGGGTAAACAGTTTGTAGCCCAACCAAAGAAGATAGCTAAAAAGACAGCTAAGTATAGAAAATAACTTAAAAGGATTATGACTATGATGAACAAAGGTATGAAAGCTCTTAAGAAAGAAGCACCAGAAGTAGCTAAGAAGATGGGTTACTCATATGGTGGTATGGCTAAGAAGAAGATGGGCATGATGAGCGGCGGCATGGCTAAGAAGAAGATGGGTTACAACAAGGGTGGCATGTGTGGTGCTTCGATGCCAGCAGAACGTCCCATGAAGAAGAGCAAGTAATGAAGTACTATCACAAGTATCAAGAAGCCCTTGAGGCTGCTGGTTACACTGTAGATGAGCACGGCTACGTGTGGGACTCTGCAGGTAATCAGTCTGCTGGTGAAGACAACTATGGTAATGTACAAAGTAAAGACGCTAACGTTACAGCTATTTGTATTGAACAGGATGAAGCGCCACTCTTAGCTAAACTAGCTAAGAAGGTTAAGCCTAAGAAGGCTGCTGCACCTAAGGGTAAGAAACGTGCTCGTACAGCTAAGGGACACTTTGTAAAGGATGACCCTAATACACCAGAGAATGAAGCGTGGATTGATGAGTAATGGCATTCCTAACCAGTGCAAAGTATGTAACTAAATCTATTGATGTAACTTCTACTAGTTCATCAAGCCCTCAAGATTTATATGTATGTCCTAATACTTTTGTTTGCCTGGTTAAGTTCCTGCACTTATCTAATAGCTCATCTAATAATAAGAAGATCAGTGTTTATTGGTATGAGGCTGCTACTACTACGCACCACTATATTGTAGATCACTTCGCAGCAGATGCTAACTCTATGCACGAGGTAATAGAGGGTGGTGGCTACATAGCATTACAGCCAGGTGATAAACTGCAGTGTTTTGCTGAGACAGCAGGTACATACCATGTAACTATGTCAGGTGAAGAATACTATCAGCCTACCTAGTAGGTCATGACGGGTATGCAAACTTAGTAGAGGTAACTACCGCACATTTGTGTATAACTATGTAGGCAAACCAGCAATAGTGCTGGCTCAATACATAGGAACATAAAATGATCGCACTTATTATCAAAACCTTCACAGACTTCTTGGCAAGCTTACAAAAAGCACAACAGGCACGTGCTGACTTCTGGATACTACAGAACATGTCAGACAAAGAGTTAAGAGATATTGGTATCGCACGTGGAGAGATCCGCAACGTTATCGCAGAAAGTTTCAAATAGTTAGGAGAGCTATTGTGGAGAATGTTAAACTACCTATTGCCCTAGTGGCTGCTATGGCTGTACAACTTGGTGGTGGCGTATGGTGGGTATCTCAGCAGGCTTCCACAATAGCAAGCCTAGAAGAAACAGTAAGCCAGTTAGGCTCACGTATGGCTATTGAGGATAACATTAACCTCAAGCGTGATGTTGAAAGCAATGGCGTAGAAATACAGTATGTATGGGATGATGTAGAAGAGCTATGGGATGAGCTTGCCTCTATGACCTTAGCTATCAATGAGATTAATAAACTCAAGCAACGTATAGCTGTTATGGAGAGTGAGCTACGATACATCAACCGTGACCATAGAGATATGGTAAAGTAAAGTGGTTGATCCTTTTACAGCTATGGCTGCAGCTACTACAGCCTACAATGGCATCAAGAAAGCTGTATCTGTAGGGCGTGAGATTAGTGCCATGACTGGTGCAGTCTCTCAGTGGTCTAAGGCAGTAAGTGACCTAGACTTCTTGGAGGACAAAGCTAAGAACCCTCCAATGTACAAGATGTTTAGTGACAACCAGTCTAATGCGTTAGAGATATGGTCACAAAAGCAGAAGCTCAAAGAGATGCGAGAAGAGCTTAAGTCACACATCTCTTGGACGTATGGGCCTAGTGCTTGGGAAGAGATAGTACGTATAGAGGCTAAACAGCGTAAAGAGCAACGTGAGTTAGTCTATAAGAAGCAAGAGTTCATAGACAACTGCATTAATTGGGCTGTAGGTATTGCAGTATTACTAGCAGGTGCAGGTGCGTTGATAATACTTATGTACTTCTTAGGCGTAAAACAAGGCAAGTGGTAAGGGAATAACATGGCTAGAGCATTAACAGAAAAGCAGCAGCGCTTCCTAGAGGTACTCTTTGATGAGGCTGGCGGTGATGCTGTAGCTGCTAAGAAGATGGCGGGTTACGATCCTGCGTCTAGCACATCAGCTATTGTAGAAGCTCTCAAGGATGAGATCGGTGATAGGACACGTACATACTTTGCTCGTACTGCCCCTAAGGCTGCTATGGCAATGGTTGGTGCCTTGTATGATCCTACAGAGCTAGGCATAAAAGAGAAGATGGTTGCAGCTAAGGACTTGCTAGATCGTGCAGGACTTGGTAAAGTAGACAAAGTAGACGTAACATCTGGCGGAGGCGTTTTCTATCTGCCACCAAAAGAAGGTACAAACGAATAATACCTGAGAGAGATTTAGGGTTCTGGCAGTTACCCCTACCACCCAAGAACCACACAAAAGAATGGCACCCTATAGTTAAGATAACAAAGAGGATACCCTTTGGTTATAGGGTAGATCCTGAGAACGACAGACTACTCTTACCCATTGAATCAGAACTTGAAGCTTTAGAGCTTGCAAAGCGCCACCTTAAGCAGTATAGTTATCGTGCAGTAGCACAGTGGTTAAGTAAAGAGACTGGTAGAACTATAACGTTCACAGGGTTAAAGAAGAGAATAGAAGTTGAGCAGAAACGTAGAAAAGCACTTACAATTAAGCGCAAGCTTGCCAAGTGGCTCCAAGAAACGCTTGACCAAATCGAAAAGCTCGAAAGAAAAGGTGCAGGAGCCTACACAGAACCTGACAAAGATAGTTGAAGAGCCTGTAGTAGAGACTATACCTGCACAAGTTAAGGCACCTGAGTATGATGTAGAGGAAGCTCAACAGGTAGTATTCAAACCTAACCCTGGCCCACAGACAAACTTTCTTAGTGCGTCAGAGCGTGAAGTACTCTATGGTGGCTCAGCAGGTGGAGGTAAGAGCTACGCCATGTTGGCTGACCCTCTACATGGATTAAATGATCCTAACTTCTCAGGGCTACTAGTAAGACATACTACAGAAGAATTAAGAGAACTCATACAAAAGAGTCAGGAGTTATACCCTCGTGCTATCCCTGGAATTAAGTGGTCGGAACGTAAATCTCAATGGACTTCTCCTCAGGGTGGCAGACTTTGGATGTCTTATCTTGATAAAGACACGGATGTCACACGCTATCAGGGTCAGGCTTTTAACTGGATTGGATTCGATGAGCTTACGCAATGGTCTAGCCCTTACGCTTGGGATTATATGAGATCAAGATTACGTAGTAGTTCCAAGGACTTAGGTCTTTACATGAGGGCTACAACCAACCCTGGAGGAAGCGGTCATGCTTGGGTTAAGAAAATGTTTATTGATCCTGCAGTCGGGAATCAACCGTTCTGGGCAACTAACATTGAAACAGGTGAAACGATTACGTTCCCTAAAGGGCATAGTAAAGAAGGTATGCCTTTATTTAAAAGACGCTTTATTCCAGCCTCTCTATTCGACAATCCGTACTTGGCTGAGGCTGGCGACTATGAAGCAATGCTTCTCTCGCTTCCAGAGCATCAGCGCAAGCAGTTACTTGAAGGTAACTGGGACATTAACGAGGGTGCCGCTTTTCCAGAGTTTGACAGAAAAGTACATGTTGTTGACGCATTCGATGTACCTGACTCTTGGGCAAAGTTTAGGGCTTGCGATTACGGTTATGGTAGTTACACTGGTGTTCTGTGGTTTGCTGTAGCACCTGATGAACAAGTAATTGTGTACCGTGAGATGTATGTATCTAAGGTTACAGCTTCTGATCTAGCAGATTTAATACTTGAAGCAGAAGCAAAAGATGGTACAATGAGATACGGGGTGCTGGATAGTTCTTTATGGCACAACCGTGGTGACACTGGGCCTAGCTTGGCAGAGCAGATGAATCAAAAGGGGTGCCGCTGGCGTCCGTCTGACAGGTCAAGGGGTTCACGTGTCGCTGGTAAGAACGAGATACATAGACGGTTAAAGGTGGATGAGTTCACTGAGAAGCCTCAACTCGTATTTATGGATAACTGTACAAATACTATTGCACAGATACCTAGTATTCCTCTGGACAAGCGGAACCCAGAAGATGTTGATACTCATGCAGAGGATCACTTGTATGACGCTCTAAGGTACGGAATCATGACACGTCCACGCAGCAGCATATGGGACTACAACCCAGCAAAACAACGCACTGGTTTTCAAGCTAGTGATCCATCATTCGGGTATTGATAATGGCAGAACAAGAAGAAATGTTTGAAACAGATGAAGTAGTAGCTGCAGAAGACAGTACTGATAGCATCTTTGAGACTAAATCTAGTGTTGTATCATTTGTGGCTGATCGCTACAAACGTGCAGAAGACTCTCGTTATGCAGATGAGGAGCGTTGGCTAAAGGCTTACCGCAACTACCGTGGCTTGTATGGCAAGGATGTACAGTTCACAGACACTGAGAAGTCTCGTGTATTTGTTAAGGTTACTAAGACTAAGACCCTAGCAGCATATGGACAGATCGTAGACGTACTATTTGGTAACAACAAGTTCCCTTTATCAGTAAACCCTTCTGTGCTTCCTGACGGTGTAGCTGAGTCTCTGCATATCAATGTAGATCCTAACGCTGCCGCTGCAGGTAAAGCTCTTGATCCTGTAACAGAACAGCCTTCTCCTAAGCCTTACTTACTTGATGGTGAGAATAAGCTTCAACCAGGTGAGACACTCTCAGATCTATCTAGGCGTCTTGGCCCTTTATCTAGGAAGCTAGAGTCTGTATCTGATAGAGTAGTAGAGGGTGATGGTACTTCCCCTACAACTGTTACATTCCATCCTGCATTGATTGCAGCTAAGAAGATGGAAAAGAAGATACATGATCAGCTTCAAGAGTCTGGTGCTTCTACGCATCTACGCTCTATGGCATTTGAGATGGCTCTACTTGGCACAGGTGTCATGAAAGGCCCATTTGCAGTAGATAAAGAATACCCTAACTGGGATGAGTCAGGTGAGTATGACCCTATAGTTAAAACTGTACCTGAGTGTAGTCACGTTTCTGTGTGGGACTTCTATCCTGATCCAGAAGCTAAGTCTATGAATGATGCAGAGTATGTGGTTCAACGTCATAAGATGTCTCGTACACAGCTTCGCTCACTCAAGAACCGCCCTTACTTTATGGCTGACTCAATAGGTATGGCTGTTGATAAAGGCCCAGACTATATACAGAAGTACTGGGAAATGACTATGGAGGATGACGATACACAACCGTCCTCTGAGCGTTGGGAAGTGCTAGAGTTCTGGGGCTACGTTGATGTAGAGGTACTTGAAGAGCATGGGGTATCTATCCCTAAGTCGCTTAAAGACCTAGATGAAGTTAATTGTAACGTTTGGGTATGTAACGGTGAGGTACTTCGCTTTGTACTTAACCCCTTCAAACCTACACGTATCCCCTACTATGCAGTACCTTATGAGCACAACCCCTACAGCTTCTTTGGTGTAGGT